CAGACCCCCACCCCCCTGTATGTACCCGTCAATCGCAGGACATACATACATAGTGATTTGCACAAACATATAGCTATTTTCCCAATAGGGTACTAATTGCATTTTGCTAGCAGGTAGATATTAGACCCCTACCCCCTATTTTTGTAGGAAAAAGTTGGGTCCCATACCCCCCCATATATTTTTTTTGTAAATATGTTGACTTTTCATGTGAAGACCTGCAATATTGTAGAATCTGTAGATACATATACCTAGTACATACCAGATATTAGTACATACCTCTCGTATGTACCTACTATAGGAACTAGATAAGATTTTTAATTTGGTATATAGATTAGTAGGTATATACTAGATATATGAACTCACAAGTTTTATCAAAGATTCAGAATTTATCGCTTGAAGACAAACAAGAGTTGCTTAGTCTTTTAGAAGAATTAGACGAAGCTAAAGCCAGAGAGGCTTGTAGCGATCATTATTTAAAGTTTGTTTATGAAATGTGGTCTGCTTTTATTCATGGTAAACATCATGAAGTAATGGCGGAAGCCTTTGAGAGAGTTGCCAATGGTGAACTCAAGCGTTTAATCATTAATATGCCTCCTCGTCATACTAAATCTGAATTTGCATCTTACCTATTACCTGCATGGTTCTTAGGAAGATACCCAGACAAAAAGATTATACAGACTGCTCACACTGCTGAGTTAGCTGTAGGATTTGGGCGAAAGGTCAGAAACCTTGTCAACAGCAAAGATTTTAAAAAAATATTTCCAAACGTCAGTTTGCAGGCTGACTCTAAAGCAGCAGGGCGTTGGAACACTAACAAAGGTGGTGAATATTTCGCTATCGGTGTAGGTGGTGCTGTAACTGGTAAAGGTGCTGACCTGCTCATCATTGATGACCCTCACAGTGAACAAGAGGGTGCTAGTTCTGATATAAATGTTTTTAACCGAACCTACGAGTGGTACACATCAGGTCCTCGTCAGCGTTTACAGCCTAATGGCTCTATTGTCATGGTAATGACAAGATGGCATCAGAAAGACCTTACAGGTCAAGTCGTGGATGCTAGTATCAAAAGAGGTGGTGCAGACCAGTGGGAAGTCATAGAACTTCCTGCAATTTTACCTTCGGGTTTTCCTCTATGGTCTGAGTTCTGGAAACTAGAAGAGTTAGAAGCTCTTAAAGCAGAACTACCTGCCTCTAAATGGATGGCTCAATATCAGCAAGACCCTACTGCTGAAGAAGGAGCTTTAGTAAAACGTGAATGGTGGCAAGAATGGGAATACCAAGAACCTCCTCAATGTGAATTTATTATTCAATCCTGGGATACCGCATTTTTAAAATCAGAACGAGCAGACTATTCAGCGTGTACCACTTGGGGTGTTTTTTATAAAGAATCTGAAGAAGATGGACAATATGCACCTAATGTTATTTTATTAGATGCACACAAAGAGAGATTAGAATTTCCAGAGTTAAAAAAACTAGCTATGGAGAAGTACAATGCCTATAAACCAGATGCTTTCATTGTTGAAGCAAAAGCAGCAGGGATGCCATTAATATTTGAATTAAGGCAAATGGGTATACCAGTTCAAGAATATACGCCTAGTAGAGGTAATGATAAGATATCAAGGGTTAATGCAGTTTCTGATTTATTCGCATCAGGGATTGTATGGGCACCTCAAACCAGATGGGCGGAAGAAGTTATAGAAGAGTTTGCTGCTTTCCCAAATGCGGAACATGATGATTTAGTTGATAGCAGTACGCAAGCTCTATTAAGATTTAGACAAGGCGGTTTTGTTCCTTTATATTCAGATGAAGAAGAAGAAGAACTAGAACATAATAAAGTCGCTGATTACTACTAGGAGTTTATATTGGCAATAGAAAGAACACCTGCTACACCTGTAGAAGGTTTAATAGAACAAGAGCCAGAAGAGATTAGTATTGCTATAGAAAATCCTGACTCAGTTGCAATAGAAACTGAAGATGGAGGTATGCTAATTGATTTTGATCCACAAGATGAAAAACTTGATTCAGACTTTGGCGACAACTTAGCTGAAGTTATAGATGAAAATGATCTAGAAAGAATAGGCTCTGAGCTTATTGCTGCTTTTCAAAATGATAAAGATTCAAGAAGAGATTGGGAAGAAACCTATACAAAAGGCTTAGATCAACTTGGTTTAAAGATTGAAGAAAGAACTCAGCCTTGGAATGGAGCTTGTGGTGTATTCCATCCTATGCTCTCTGAGGCGGTAATTAAGTTCCAATCTCAAGCTATATCAGAAATATTTCCTGCCAGTGGTCCAGTTAAGACTAAAATTGTAGGAAAAATTACAGAAGACAAAGCTAAACAAGCTGAAAGAGTAGAAGACTATATGAACTATTTACTGACTTATGAGATGTCAGAATATAGAACAGAAACAGAAAAATTATTATTTTCTCTACCTTTGGCAGGTTCTGCATTTAGAAAAGTTTATTATGATCCTAATCTAGGAAGACCTAGTGGAATTTTTGTTCCATCAGAAGATGTAGTAGTTAATTATGGTGCAAGTGATTTAGAAACTTGTGAACGTGCTACTCATGTTATGCGTAAATCATTTAACGAAATACGCAAAATGCAAGTTAATGGTTTTTATAAAGATATTGAATTGCCTGACCCTACTAATTCATATTCTGATATACAAGAAAAATACAATGAACTCACTGGTGAAAATGTAAGTGATAGATATGATCAACGTCATACATTGCTTGAAATGCAGGTTAATCTTGATTTACCAGGATTTGAAGATACTTTTAATGGCGAGAATACAGGTATTCAATTACCTTATGTTGTAACTATAGATTATGGTAGTACAACAATATTAAGTATTAGAAGAAATTATTACGAAGATGATAAACAAAAACAAAGACGTTCTCATTTTGTACATTATCAATATCTGCCAGGTTTAGGATTTTATGGGTTTGGTTTAGTTCACATGATAGGTGGATTAGCTAAATCAGCTACAAGTTTATTAAGACAACTAGTTGACTCTGGTACTTTATCTAATTTACCAGGCGGTCTTAAATCTAGAGGTCTTAGAATTAAAGGTGATGATACTCCTATCATGCCAGGTGAGTTTAGAGATGTTGATGTACCAGGTGGTGCTATTAAAGATAATATAACTTTCTTACCTTATAAAGAACCTTCTCAGACTCTTTACTCTTTGTTAAACACTATTGTTGATGAAGGTCGTAGATTCGCTAGTATTTCTGATATGAAAGTGTCTGATATGAACTCACAAGCTCCTGTAGGTACTACACTTGCATTACTTGAGAGAAACATGAAAGTTATGTCAGCAGTGCAAGCAAGACTTCATGCTTCCATGAAAAAAGAATTTGAGATTCTAGTTGGCATTATTAAAGATTTTGGTAATCCAAGTTATCCATATGATACTGATGAAGAAGAAGATATTAAATCATCAGACTTTGATCAAAGAGTTGATGTATTACCAGTTTCTGATCCTAATGCAGCAACAATGGCTCAAAGGATTATGCAATATCAAGCAGCATTTCAGTTGGCAACTTCTGCACCAGAAATGTATGATCTTAAAGAACTACATAGACAAATGCTTGAAGTTCTTGGTATTGAAAATGTAGATGATATTATTCCTGAAGAAGGAGATATACCACCAGTTGATCCAGTATCAGCAGTACAGAATTTAATTAACAATAAACCAGTTAAAGCATATGAGTTCCAAGACCATGATGCTCATATACAAACAGTTGCATCAGCACAAGATAATCCTGAAATTCAACAGATATTAAGCAAGACACCAAATGCTCCTGCAATATTAGCTGCTGCATCATCATATGTTAATGAACATTTAACTATGAAGTTTAGAGATCAGGTAGAAAAAGAAATGGGTATAGAACTACCACCTCTAGGCGAACCATTGCCAGCAGATGTTGAAAAACGTATTTCTGAACTTGTTGCCGAAGCAGCATCTAGAGTTACACAGAAAGCTATGATGGAAGCAGAACAACAAAGAATAAATGAACAAATGCAAGACCCATTAATACAAGCTAAACAAGCAGAGGTTGCAGTTAAAGAAGCAGAAGTACAACGTAAAGCACAAGCAGATGCAGCACGTTTACAATTAGCAGCACAAAAACAACAAGATCAAAAAGAACTTGAAGAAAGGAGAATTAGTTCACAAGAACAAATTGCAGGTGCTAATATAGGTCAAAAAATTGCTAGCGATTTGCTAGATAGTAATTTACAAAATAAAAAACAAGCAGCAAAAGAATTTAAAGAAGGTGTTGACATAGCTAAAGATATAGTTAAAGATATCAATACGAATGACTAATGACATCAAAGAGCTATCACTTTTTGAATATTTGCAAAAAAAATATAGAGATGCTTTGAATGAACACGCAGATCATATTGCTACAGGAAACTGTAAAGATTTTGCAGAATATAAAAGATTGACTGGTGTTATCGAGGGTTTAGCCCTCGCAGAACGAGAACTTTTAGATTGGATAGAAAGGAACGTTAAAGAAGAATAGGAACTCGACTCCTAAATGTCGTGCAAAAATATGAGTAAAAATAAAAAAATACCTAAACCAGAAAGCGTTAAAGAACCTGAAGTTAATCAAGAAACTAAAAAACAATTACCTGAACCAAAAGGTTATAGAGTTTTAGTTGCTATGCCAAAAGCTGATGAAACTACTGATGGCGGAATTATAAAAGCATCAAGCACAATTAGAGATGAAGAAGTTAGTAATATATGTGGATATGTATTAGAGCTTGGTCCAGATGCTTATGCTGATAAAAATAGATTTCCAACAGGTCCTTATTGTAAAAAAGGTGATTGGGTAGTTTTTCGTGCTTACTCAGGCACTAGAATGAAAATGTATGGACAAGAGTTTCGTTTAATAAATGATGATACTGTGGAAGCAGTTGTCGAAGACCCTACAGGAGTAGTTAGAGCATGAGTGATCAAATCATAGAAGAAAAAATTGAAACAGAATTTCAACCTGATGAATCAGGAGATTTAAAGCCACAAACTTCTGAAGAAAAATTCTTTGGTGTTAAAACAGAAATTAATACAACAACTTCTGAAGATGATTTAAAGGTTGAAGTAATAGATGATACACCAGAAGAAGATAGAAGACCTGCAAAACAAAAAACAGAAGAAGCACCTGTAGATGATGACTCTATAGATGCAGAAATTACTGAATACAGCAAACGTGCTGGTGATCGTATTAATAAAATTAAATACGAATATCACGAAGAAAGACGAGCAAAAGAAGCTGCTGAAAGACAAATTCAAGAAGCCACAACAAGATTACAAAGTCTTATGACTGAAAATCAAAAGCTACAAGCTATGGTTAATCAAGGTGGCGAAGTTCTTAATAAACAAGCACATAACAATGCTTTATGGGCAAAACAAAATGCACAAGCTAAATACAAAAAAGCATACGAAGAAGGTGATGCTGATGCTATGGCAGTTGCTCAAGAAGAAATATCTAAAGCAGTATTAGCAGAACAAAGTGCAGGAAGATATGCAGAATCAGTGCAATCACAATTTGCACAAAATTATCAAGCACAAGCACCACAAGCTCAACCTATTCAAAAACAACAGCTTGATGCAGATATGCAAGCCTGGTCATCTAAAAATCCTTGGTTTATGAATAATCTTAATGCAGAGCATATAGAAATGACTAATTATGCTTTAACCATAGATCAAAGATTACAAAATAAAGGGGTAGACCCAGTAAATAATTCAAAAGAATATTATGCAGAAGTTGATAAAGCTATGCGTAATGAATATCCACAGTTTTTTGGTGTTCAACCTTCAGTAGATATTGAAGAAGAAAACCAAACTAAACAACCTTCAAACGTTGTTGCACCAGCATCGAGGTCGACTGGTGGTAAAACTAATCCTCGCAGTATACGATTGACTCAGACGCAAGTTAAACTAGCACGTCAACTTGGAATCAGTCCAGAGCAATACGCAAAACAATTACTAAAGGAGACTTAAATGTCAGACGAAAACAACACAAATAACAAGGAAGTTGAAGAAACTTCTGAAGAACAAGTGCGTACCCCTAGGGGATCAGAAGATCGAGAGATCGTCCAGCGACAAGAAAGCTGGGAAAACCCATCAAACTTACCAAGTCCTAATCCAGAAAAAGGTTGGGTCTTCAGGTGGATAAGAACAAGTTTATTAGGTAATACTGATAATCCAAATGTTTCAAAAAAATTCAGAGAAGGTTGGATTCCCTGTAGGGCAGAAGATCATCCTGAGTTACATATTCACATGATGGACCATAAATCTGAATGGGCAGAAAAAGGAAATGTAGAGGTTGGTGGACAACTGTTATGCAAGATGCCATTTGAAAAAGCGAAAGCTCGTGACGAACACTTTCAAAAGTTAGCTCGTAACCAAATGGAATCTGTTGATAACGTATATTTTAAGGATCAAGATTCTAGAATGGCTACCAAACAAGTTTTTGAACGAAAATCTCAAACAACTTTTGGTAAAAAGTCCTAGTTTCTTGTAATAGTAATTTTATAAACAGGAAAAATTATGGCAAATTCAGCTACACCTATGGGTGCTAGACCTGTAAGTTCATTAGTATCTTGTGCATATAATCAAAAAATAACTCATTACAAAATCAAAAATAATTTTGGTACATCCATTTTTTATGGAGATTTTGTAAAGTGGGCAGATGATAATCCAAATACTACTATCCAAAAGGATACTGGTACTACTTCATTGACCCCAATAGGTGTTTTTCTTGGTTGTGCATATACTGATCCAACAACAGGTCAATTCACCACAAATCAATTTTATCCAGCATCAACTGCTGCGGATGATATTGTTGCGTATGTTGCTTCTGATCCATTCGTGGTAATGCAGATGCAATCAGATGAAACTCTTGGTCAAGATGACTTGGGCAAGAATGTCGCAGTCGTACAAACTGCTGGGTCAACTTCGATTGGCACAAGTAGAAATGCGATTGATGGAAGTACAGCAGCTACTACCAATACACTACCATTAAAGATTATCGACTTTGTTGATGGTCCAGATAGTGCTATTGATGATAGCTTTACTGACGTTTTGGTGATGTTCAATGTTGGGCATCAATTACTTAATACAACAGGCATAGGCTAATAGGAGAATATTATGGCAGCTATTTCAAGAGCTAATGAGCTTAAACAACTCCTTCCAGGTCTTAACGCACTGTTTGGAGACGAGTACAACAATTACGAGAATGAGCACGAGCAAATTTATACAACTGAAAATTCTGAAAGAAGTTTTGAAGAAGAACTCAAGTTGTCAGGTTTCGCTGCTGCTCCAGTAAAAGATGAAGGTGCATCTATATCGTTTGATACAGCACAAGAATCTTTTGTTGCTCGTTATACACATGAAACTATTGCTCTCGGCTTTAGTGTTACAGAGGAGGCTATGGAAGATAATTTATATGTGTCTTTATCTGCTCGATACACAAAAGCGTTGGCAAGAGCTATGGCTTACACTAAGCAAGTCAAAGGTGCGTTTCTGTTAAATAACGGATTCACAAATGCTTTCCAATCTGGAGATGGGGTAAACCTATTTACAGCAAGTGGAGATGGAGTAACAGGTGGTGACGGACATCCATTGGTTAATGGTGGTAAGAACTCTAACAGACCAGTTACAGGAGCAGATTTGAATGAAACTTCATTAGAAGATAACATCATTCAGATAAGCAAATGGACTGATGAAAGAGGTCTTAAAATTGCAGCTAGACCAAGGAAGTTAATTGTTCCAACTGATCTTCAGTTTGTAGCTACTCGTATCTTAGAGAGTGAGTACAGAACTGGAACTGCTGACAATGATCTAAACGCTATCAGAAGCAATGGTGTTATACCTGAAGGATTTGCAGTTAATCATTATTTAACTGATACAAATGCTTACTTTATAACAACAGATGTTCCTGATGGAATGAAGCATTTTGTCAGAAGTCCAATGACTACAAGCATGGACGGAGACTTCGATACTGGTAATGTTAGATACAAAGCTAGAGAAAGATATTCCTTTGGAGTATCTGATCCTCTTGGTATCTTCGGTTCACCAGGCTCAAGCTAAAACTTTAAGGGGAGCTATGCTCCCCTTTTTTTCGTTCTAGGGAATTATTTTTTTGTTTATCGACTGCCCTAGCAGACTTGCCAAGACGATAAACTTTTTTCTTTTAGGAGAAGATTATGGCGAATACAACTTTTAATGGACCAGTTAGGTCCGAAGGTGGTTTTGAACAAATTACTAAAAACTCAACAACTGGAGCAGTTACAACTAATCTAGATGTTGATACAAGTGGTAATATTAGTACAACAGGTACACTAAATAATTTATTTCCTGTTACTAGCGTTACTGATGCAACACTAACTCCAACTACAGCACAGTCTGGAACTATTTTTAGTTTAAATAGGGCTGCTGGTATTACAATAACTTTACCTACTGCTGCTGCTGGACTATATTATGAGTTTCACATAGGCACTACATTTACAGGTACTTTTATTTTACAAGGTGCTTCTAGTGCAGATACTTTTCAAGGAATGGTATTTCAGCTTGATAAAGATGAATTAGGAAGCGTAGTAGCTCTTAATGAAGATATCGACACCGCAGGATGGAATGTTCCTGCTGCTGCTGACTATAGATTAACTATGGATGCTGACACTGATGGTCGTTTTATTGGCGGTCATATTAGATGTGTAGCTATTACAGATGCTATATGGCTTCTTAATGGTCATGTCTTTGGTGACGGCACTGTTTCTCATAGTTTTAGCTAGGAGTAAATTATGGCTGATGCAGTAACTTCACAAACTATTATTGATGGTGAAAGAAATTGTGTTATGAAGTTTACCAATGTCAGCGATGGCACAGGAGAATCCGCAGTAGCCAAAGTAGATGTATCTGCTTTGGCTTCTAATGCAACAGGTGTAGCCTGTTCAGAAGTTAGAGTTATGCGAGTTAGTCATGCTATCGTAGGTATGTCTGTTCAAATGTTTTTAGATGCTACAAGTAATGTTTTATTAATGGAACTTGCTGAAAGTAGTAATGGACATATGGAATTTAAAGACTTTGGTGGTTTACCAAATAATGCAGGTAGTGGTAAAACAGGAGATATTTTGTTTACTACTAAAGGTCACTCTTCAGGAGATACCTATTCAATTGTTTTAGAAATGGTTAAAGTTTACGGAGATTAATATGTCAAATTATATTATTTCAGAAAATGGTAATTTCCCTCCTCAATACAATGTATTAAAAAAAGGAGAAGATGGAATTTACAGAGTTATTTTTGGACCAGACCCTGATTTAGAGGATGCTGAAAGAAAACATAAAGAACTTTCTTCTACTTCTAAAAAATCAGTTAAAAAGGAAACTGTAAAGAAAGAAACTGTAAAGAAAGAACCAGTTAAGAAAAAAACTGTAACTAAAAAGAAAACAGTTAAGAAAAAAACCCCCAAGAAAAAATAGTGTTAAATCAGACTCTATTGATGAATGAACTTCGTCAATGGAGTCGCACTGTTTTGGAAAATTCACAAGAAAAATTTAATAATCTACCAGCGTGTCCATACGCAAAAAAAACTTGGGATAATAACAAAGTAAATGTTGTTATAAGTAAATGTGAATTATGGTCAGATTTAATAGATTACATTATAAATTTTGATGATACTTATGATGTAATTATTTATTGTGGTGATAATTATGAAAATATTACCGCAGATGAAGTAGATACAAGAATTAATTTAATTAATAAAGAAGCAAATAAATTAAATTTATATGTAATGGGATCACATCCTGATACTGAAATAGAGTTTGCAACTGAACAAGAAGAGTTTAAAGGTTTATTTGAAGATGATTATTATCAAATATTTATTCAAAGATTAGACATATTAATAAAAGCATCTGATAATATTTTTAAAAAGGGTTATTATAAAAATTATAATAATAAACAATTTAGGTCTCAAATATTAAACAGGAGAAAATTATGCGAGAAATGAAAAAAATGGGTGGTAAAAAAACCAAAATTAAAAAAATGGGTGGTAAAAAAACCAAAGTCAATAAGATGGGCGGTAAAAAAACCAAAGTCATGAAAGGCGGTAAGAAAACCAAAGTTAATAAAATGGGTGGTAAAAAAACTAAAGTCATGAAAGCTATTGGTAAAAAAACTGAAATGCGTGGCATGAAAGGTGGCATGAAAGTAGAAAACTTTAAAGACATGATGTATAAAAAGTTTGGCGGTAAAACATAAACCAGTAAACTTTTTTTAATTATATAAATATTTTTTTATGCCAATAAGAAAGAAGGCTAAGATGCCTGCTAGGAATAAAAAAAACTTTAGACCTACTAAGTCTGGTGCTGGTATGACTAAAGCTGGCGTAAAAGCCTATAGAAGATTAAATCCTGGTTCTAAATTAAAAACTGCTGTTACTGGTAAAGTAAAAAAAGGTAGTAAAGCTGCTAAACGCAGAAAATCTTATTGTGCAAGATCACTTGGTCAATTAAAAAGAAGTTCAGCTAAAACAAGAAACGATCCTAATTCTAGAATAAGACAGGCTCGTAGAAGATGGAAATGTTAAATGGTAATGACTAGAGCTAACTTTGCTGTAATGACAAAGAAAGCACCAGCAAGTAAAAAAAAATATGCCAATAAGAAAAAAGAAAGACCCAAAAGTAGGAACAGGAAAAAAACCTAAAGGATCAAGTCGTAGGTTATATACTGATGAAAATCCTAAAGATACTGTCAGTATTAAGTATGCAACACCTGCTGATGCTAGAAAAACTGTAGCTAAAGTAAAAAAAATTAATAAACCTTTTGCAAGAAAAATACAAATATTAACTGTAATGGAACAAAGAGCTAAAGTATCTGGTAAAAATGAACAAGCAAAAATTGCAAAAAAAGGTAAAGAAGCTATAAGGAGACAACATGGCAACTAGCGGTACAACTACATTTAATTTAGATTTATCTGACATTATGGAAGAAGCATATGATTTATGCGGTCTTACTATGCGTACAGGATATGACTATCGTAGTGCTAAAAGAGCCTTAAATTTAATATTTTTAGAATGGCAGAATAAAGGTTTAAATCTATGGAAAATAGAACAGGCTACACAGACTCTTACTGCTGGTACATCTTCGTATGCTGCTGAAACAAGTGCTTTAGAAATAGTAGATGTTTTTATTAGAACAGATGCTACAGATACTACAAAACAATTTGATCAAACATTAAATAGAATATCTAGAACACAATATAATCATCAAGCAAAAAAATTAACACAATCAAAACCAACACAGTTTTTTGTTGATAAAGGCACATCAGGAATTAATATAGTTCTTTGGTCAACACCTGACTCTGCACAAACATATACTTTAGTTTATGACTATATTAAACGCATAGAAGATGCAGGTAATGTAGCTAGTAATAATGCAGATGTACCATCAAGATATTTACCATGTTTAACTTATGCACTTGCATACAATATAGCTTGTAAAAATAATGAAGCTACCCCTAAAGCACCTATGATTAAAATGCGTTATGATGAATTATGGAATGAAGTTAGTGATGCTGATAGAGAAAGAGCATCAGTAAAATTTGTTCCTGATAGTAGTATTTATAGTAATTATTAATGTACTCAGTAGGTAAAAAAGCTTTAGGTATATGCGATAGATGTGGTTTTACCTTTAAGCTATTAGAATTAAAATACGAAATAGAAGATAAAGTTCGTAATGGTTTGCGTGTTTGTAATGATTGTTTTGATCCTGATCATCCACAATTAAGAGTAGGAGAGTTGCAAACTTCTGATCCTCAAGCATTATTTAATCCTAGAGTAGATTCAGGAGAAGATGATTCTACAAGATTATATGCATTTAATCCTGTAGGAGGAGGTATAACTCAATTAGGTTCTAGAACAGTTGGTTTAGATATAAGAGGAGAAATAGGAGAAATAACATTATCAGGAGATGTAGTAGGCACAACACCTTCTCCATCACCATCTCCATCCCCAACTCCTGCACCTACTCCTGCACCTACTCCTGCACCACAAATCGATACAGCAACTCCAACAACAGTTATTGGAACGACAAGTGTTGGATCAGTAACTATTGTAGTTCCTTCAGTTACTACTTATACAGTAACTGTAGTAGGAGGCAATCCTTCAGATCATCCTTATTATAATGTAGGTTCATCAAATAAATTTGCTATTAGTGGTTATACTTCTGCTACTTATGTTAATTTAACTTTATCAGAAGGTAGCATATATAGATTTGATCAATCTGATAGCAGTAATGGTGGACATCCTTTAAGATTTTCTACTACTCCTAATGGTACTCATGGCGGTGGTTCAGAATATACAACAGGGGTAACTACATCAGGAACACCAGGTTCTTCAGGTGCATATTCACAAATAGAAATAGCATCTGGTGCTCCAACATTATATTATTACTGTACAAATCATTCAGGTATGGGAGCACAAATTAATACAACATGACATATTTAGAATTAAAAAACTTAGTACAAAATTATTTACAAAATACAGAAACTACTTTTGTTTCTGATTTACCTAATTTAATTAAACAAGCTGAAGAAAGAATATTAAAAACTGTAAACTTACCAGTATTTAGAAAGAATGTAAGTGGTACATTAACATCGGGAAATCAATATCTTGCAACACCATCCGATTTTCTTGATAACTTTTCTTTATCATTTACAAATTCTAATGCACAAACATTTTTGCTTTATAAAGATGTTAATTTTATTAGAGAGGCATATCCTGATTCAACAACTATAGGTTTGCCTAAACACTATGCATTATTTGATGACACTACTTTTATAATTGGACCTACTCCAAATAACAATTTTTCTGTTGAATTACATTATTTTTATCGACCAAATTCTATTACAGCAGGTGCAGATAGTGGTACAACATGGTTAGCTACAAATGCAATTAATACACTATTATATGGAACTCTATTAGAATCTTATGTATATATGAAAGGTGAACCTGATTTAATGATACAGTATGAAAAAAGATATCTAGAAGCATTAGGTAAATTAAAAAATTTAGCTGAAGGTGATAATACAGTAGATATTTATAGAGATGATTCTGTGAGGGTTCAAAGAATTTAATGTTTACTGTAGATGTAGAATCAACAATAGGTGATGTAGTTGTAGAAACTACACAAAATAAAGGTTTAAGTCCTGAATATTGGACTGAAAGAATAGTAAATAAAATTGTTAGTATAAGTGATCATGCTGATCCTATGGTTAAAGCACAAGCACAAGCATTTAAAGAATCTATACAAGCAGTTATTTTACTTTATATGAAACAAGCTATAGCAAGTGATAGAGCTACTGTAGCAGGTTTATTAGACAAACAAGGTCATAAAGATATGGCTGATATTATTAGGAGACTATAATGGCAATTTCACAAGCTATGTGTACATCATTTAAAAAAGAACTTTTAGAGGGTGTGCACAATTTTAAAAACTCAGGTGGTAGTACATTTAACTTAGCACTTTATACAAGTAGTGCTAGTTTAGGTGCATCTACTACTGCATATACTTCATCTAATGAATCTTCAGGTACAAACTATACTGCTAAAGGTGCAGCTTTAACAAGAGTTGATCCAACAACATCAGGCACTACTGCATTTACTGATTTTGCAGATTTAACATTTTCTAATGCAACAGTAACAGCTAATGGTTGTATGATATTTAATGAATCAGCTTCAGGCGATCCATCAGTATGTATATTAGCTTTTGGTGGAGATAAAACATCAACAGCAGGTGATTTTACAATTCAATTTCCAACAGCAGACGCATCTAACGCAATTATAAGAATAGCTTAATATGGCAGCAATTACAGGTTGGGGTAGAGGCACTTGGGGTCAATCTGGGTGGGGAAATCCTATACCTGTAGAAGTAACTGGAGTAGCTGGCACAACTGGTTTAACAGGAGTTGCTATAAGTGCTGGTGGTGAAGTAGGAGTTACTGGAGTATCAGGAACAAGTGCATTAGGCGATGAATCACTTAGCACTAATAATAATTTATCAGTTACAGGTCAAACTGCAACTAGTGCAACAGGATCAGTAGCTGTACAAGCAGCAGCAGTAACAGGTGTATCAGCAGTAGCATCAACTTTAAATTTAGGTGATGAAACTTTAATTACTAACAATAATCTTAGTGTTACAGGTTTTGTAGGTACATCAACATTAAATTCAGTTACAGCACAAGCAAATGCAGATATAGATGTAACTGGAAATCAAGTAACAACAGGTTTAACTGGAGTAAATGTGTGGGGATTAATTGATGATTCTCAAACTCCTAATTATTCTACAATTAATACAACACAAAATCCAAATTGGAAGGAAGTAGCGTAACATGGCAACTTATGTAAATAATCTCAGATTAAAAGAAATAGCAACTGGTGATGAATCAGGTACTTGGGGTACATCCACAAATACTAATTTAGAACTCATCGGAGAGGCTTTAGGTTTCGGTACAGAAGCAATAACAACTAATGCTGATACTCATACTACTACTGTAGCAGATGGTTCAGCAGATGCTGGTAGAGCTATGTATCTTAAATATACAGGTACATTAGATTCAGCTTGTACTATTACGATTGGTCCAAATACTATGAAACGTATGCAATTTATAGAAAATGGAACAAGTGGTTCACAAAATATAATTATTTCTCAAGGTTCTGGTGCAAATATAACAATTCCACCAGGAGATGTTAAAGCAGTTTATTTAGATGGAGCAGGTAGTGGAGCAGCAGTTGTTGACGCTTTTGCTAGTCTTAATGTTGTAGATTTAAAAGTACAAGATGATCTTACATTAACAGATGATCTTATTGTTAATGGTGATATAGATTTAGAAGGTGCTATTGATGTTAATGGAACAGCTAATTTAGATGTTGTAGATATTGATGGTGCTGTAGATATGGCTTCAACTTTGCAAGTTGATGGTGTAGCTACTTTTACTGGTAGAGATATTCATAGTGGTGGCATTACAATAGCTGACGCAGGACAAATTGGCTCTGCATCTGATGCAGATGCAATGACAATAGCAGCTAATGGTCAAATAACACTTACTCAAACACTTATTGGTACTGATTTAGATATTTCAGGTGATGTAGATATAGATGGTACATTAGAAACAGATGCTTTATCTATTGCAAGCACTACTATTACTGCAACAGCAGCAGAATTAAATTACACTGATGGAGTAACTTCCAACATACAAACTCAGCTTGATACAAAAGCAACAACAGGTAAAGCTATTGCTATGGCTTTAGTCTTTGGTTAAAATTAGGAGAATATTATGGCAAATCCAAATCTAGTAGCAGTAACTTCGATATATGGTAATAGTATAAATGGAGCTTTAACAACTACTACGACAACTGATTTATTAACTTGTGCTAGTAACAAGTTATTAAAAGTAAATAGCATTATTATTGCGAATATCGATGGTACAAACTCCGCTACTGTAACAATGGGCATCATTAAAAGTGGTGGCTCAGTTGTCTTGTTTGCATCAACCATTGCTGTTCCAGCAGATGCAACTCTTGTCTTAATAGATAAAAACTCAAGTATTTATCTTGAAGAAGGAGACATCTTAGAAGGTGGTGCAAGTGCTAACTCAGACTTAACTTACACCATTAGTTACGAAGAACTAGATGACGCTTAAGGAGGTATTTAACAATGGCTCACTTTGCAGAACTTAATTCAAGCAACGAAGTATTACGAGTAGTAGTAATATCTAATGATGATGTAAATGCCAATGGTGGCGATCAACACGCAGATGCAGAAACATTTGTAGCAACTATCGTTCCACACTCAACAGGCGGTACAGCTTGGAAACAAACCTCTTATAATCATAATTTTAGAAAACAATACGCAGGCATAGGCATGAACTATGATGCAAGTAAAGATAAATTTATTTTGCCACAACCATATACATCTTGGTCTTTGGATTCTAATGATGACTGGCAACCACCTGTAACTTATCCAAATGTTATAGAAATAGATTCTGATTTTGTTCTAATATTTTGGGATGAAGATAATCAAAAATGGACAGGTAAAGTAGATTCAAAAAATTATGATTGGGATGCTACTAATAAGGAATGGAATGAGGTCTAACTATGGCTAGTACGAATGGCGGATATATTGGCATAGACTACGAACCTGAAGCAGGAACTCAATCTGCTGTTATAACTACATTTAACTCAAGCGGTACTTTAACCACAGCAGCTAGAACCACAGAAGTACAGTATGTAATAGTTGCTGGCGGAGGCGGTGGAAGCGGAGATTTAAATGGATCAGGTGGTGGCGGAGCAGGTGGCTATCGTTCATCAGTTCCTGGCGAATCTTCAGGCGGAGGAGCTTCAGCAGAAAGTTTAAGTCCAGTTTCAGGAGCTACTGGTTATCCAGTTGTAGTAGGTGGTGGCGGAGCAGGTGGAGATACACCAAGTCCAAGTAGCGGAAAAACAGGAGGAGTTAAAGGTTCTGATTCTAGTTTTAACTCTATTACATCAATTGGCGGAGGTGGTGGAGCTTTTCCTCCAGAAGAACCGACATCTGGCTCCATGAACGGAGGATCAGGAGGAGGAGTATCTTATTCAAGTAGTGGCTCTGGAACAGGAACATCTGGTCAAGGCTATCCTGGAGGTACTGCTTACTATATTGGTGGTAGTAACAATGGTGGTGGCGGAGGCGGAGGTGCAGCAGCAGCAGGCACAAGCAATCCTGGACCACCTGTACCCCCACAAAGAGGTTATCCTGGTGGAAATGGCGTAGCATCCTCTATTACTGGCTCACCTGTAACAAGAGCAGGTGGTGGCGGTGGAACAGGAAGATTTTCAGGCACAGCAGGTTCGGGCGGAACTGGGGGTGGAGGAGCAGGAGCAACAAACTCTCAAGGAATAGGAAATGCTGGTACAGCCAATACTGGTGGTGGCGGTGGAGCAGGTGGTGGCGGAGGAACACCTTATAATCCAAGAGATGGAGGAGCAGGTGGCTCAGGTGTAGTTATAATAAAAGAACCAGAAGTTACTTTTACTTCAAATACAGGCGGTGTTTGGAATATGGAAGCCCTATACGATGCTGTTAAAAGTGGAAATTGGGTAAGTTGATATGCCAAAATTAATCGGATCAGCACAAACAGTTACAACTACTGCTGCATTAACAACAACATTTAATTCAAGCGGAACATTTAACCCTGCTACAGCTACTTTTGATGCTCTAGTAATAGCTGGAGGCGGAGGCGGTGGCGTTGAGTCTGTTTCTGTAGGTGTCGGAGGCGGAGGCGGTGCAGGTGGTTTTAGAGAAGTTGAAGATATACCATCCCCAGGTTCACCAACACCAGTAACAGTAGGAGCAGGTGGCTCAGGTGCAGCCAATACTGGTGCTGTTGGTTCAAATGGTGGTAACTCTGTAGTTGGTAGCGTAACTTCCACAGGTGGAGGTGGAGGCGGAGGTAATCCAGGTGGAACAACAGGTGGAACTGGTGGTTCAGGTGGTGGAGTTGCATTACACAATCAAGTAGCACCTGAATACAATGACTCATCTACAGTGAGTAATGGTAATACACCTCCCACCTCACCATCACAAGGAAATCCTGGTGGTAATAGAATGTCAACTGGATCAAATGTTTCTGGTGGCGGAGGCGGAGCAGGAGGTGCAGGAGTCATTGGTGGCACTGGTGGACCTACAAATCCTGGAGTATCAGGAGTTGGAACAGGCGGTAATGGTGCACCCTCTACTTATTCAGGATCAAATGTAACTTATGCAGGTGGCGGTGGTGGTGCTGCTCAAGGCATACCACAACCACAAGGCGGTCCTGGTGGTGGCGGAAATGGTGGTTTATATACACCAGCAGGAACAAATGGAACTGCTGGAGCAACCAATAAAGGTAGTGGCGGTGGTGGCGGAACTAACCAAGCAGGAACTGGAGCTTCTGGAGCAGGTGGTTCTGGAGTCGTCATTATTAAAGAACCAGCTTTTAAAACAGCATCAAGCATTTGGGATTTAAGAAAAGTTTATACACAAGTTAAATCAGATAATTGGGTATAAATAAAGTATAATTTACCTATGAATTTAAAATGGTACTACTGGTACTTTCAATCAGCAATACCTGAAAGAATATGTGATGAGATTGTTCGTTATGGCAAAGAACAAGACAAACAAATGGCTCTTACTGGACATGAGGGCACTCCAAAAGAAAAACTATCTAAATTAGAACTTAAAAATATTCAAAAGAAACGAAAATCTGATGTTGTTTGGATGTCGGATAGATGGATTTATAATGAAATTCACCCATATATACACCAAGCTAATTACAATGCAGGTTGGAATTTTGATTGGGATTGGTCGGAAGAATGTCAATTTACTGAATATAAAAAAGGTCAGTATTATGATTGGCATTGCGATTCATATGTAGAACCATATAAACATGAAAATTCACCAAACACAAATGGAAAGTTAAGAAAACTTAGTATGACTATATCTTTAACTGATCCTGATAAATATGAAGGCGGTGATTTAGAGTTTGATTTTAGAAATACAGATGAAGGATCACAACCAAGAATATGTGAAGAAATTAGAAAAAAAGGTAGCGTAATTGTTTTTCCTTCTTTTGTTTGGCATAGAGTTAAACCAGTAACTAAAGGAATACGACACTCTTTAGTGTGTTGGAATTTAGGATACCCATTTAGATGAGCTTTAAAAAAAATAAATACCAAGTAATCAAAGGTGCTATATCAAAAGAGTTAGCAGATTTTTGTTATCAATACTTTTTAAATAAAAGAGCAGTTGCAAGACATTTATTTGATGATAGATTTTTATCTCCATATACAACATATTTTGGAGTATGGAATGATGTACAGATACCTGAAACTTATTCACATTACGCAGATATAGTAATGGAAACTTTATTACAAAAAGTTAAACCTGTTATGGAAGAAAAATCAGAAATTAAACTGACTGAAACTTATTCATATGCAAGAATCTATAAAAAAGGTGATGAGTTAAAAAGACATACAGATAGATACTCTTGTGAAATATCTACTACTATGCACTTAGGCGGAGATGAATGGTCAATTTTTTTAGAACCATCAGGCAAAAAAAATAAAAAAGGTATTGAAATAAAATTAGAAGCAGGAGATATGTTAATGTATAGAGGTTGCGATCTTGAACATTGGCGTGATCCATTTACAGGTAAAGATTGTGGACAAGTGTTTTTACACTACAACGATGCTAGTGGCAAAGATGCAAAAATTAATAAATTTGACAGTAGACCTATGATTGGATTGCCTAGTTGGTACAAAACAAATGGTTGAAGTCTTTGACTGTCCTTACATATCCAAAAAAAACAATAAAAAATTTCAACAAGACTTAATTAAATACACTAAAAAAACTAAGTGTTGTAAAGAAGAAAATTGCAATCACCCAAAAATACAAAGTGATTTAAAAATAGATAGAGCTTTTCCAGTTATTGATGATTCTATCAATAATCTTTTTAAAACTTACTTAGGTACAGATAAGTTTAAATTTATTAAAAAGAATGTATGGAGTTACTACGCATCTAAAAACTCGCAATTACAAAGTGTTGTTCACAATCATATGTTTAAAAAAGAAAAAGGTTTGCAGCTTTCTGCTGTAATGTATATAACACCAACAAAACTAGGTACAGATTTTACAGACTTTAAAATAAAACCCGAAATAAATAAATGGTATCTTTGGCATTCAGGCTTGTTTCATCATCCTGAAGATGGAATAACACCTAAAGATAGAATTGTTTTAGCATTGGCAACAGTTATAAAAAATATTAATATATGATTAATTAGGAGAAAAATATGTGGAAAAAAGTTAAAGACTGGTTTATGAGTGGCTATGAAAGAGTTAGAGCTAGAAATAGTAAAGGTCAGTATATTAAAGATAATCCTAAAACTAAAAAAAATGAAGCCTATACTTTAAGAAAAAAGAAAAAGTAACATGGCTACTACTAGAGAGTCATTTGCAAAAATAGCAGCCCATGAAAAAGAGTGTGCTATTCGTTATGAAAACATAGAGAAAAGACTAGATCAAGGTCAAGCAAGATTTGCTAGATTAGAAAATATGATTTGGGGTCTTTATGTTTTATTAATAAGTTCAATGATAGGAATTATAGGTCAGACACTATGAGTAGAGCACAAAAAACAATAAGAACAGTTGCAAGCAAACTTAAAAAAGCAAGTAAAGCACACGCTGGTCAAGCTAAAACTTTAGAAGCATTAAAGTTAAAAAAAGGTCGCAAATCAACAGTTAATAAAGCAGGAAACTATACAAAACCTGGTATGCGTAAAAGAATATTTAATCGCATTAAAGCAGGCAGTAAAGGCGGCAGACCTGGGCAATGGTCTGCAAGAAAAGCACAAATGTTAGCAAAAGCATATAAGAAGGCTGGTGGTGGCTACAAATAGTTTGTGGGTTAAAAATGTAGAAATACCCACATCATCTCATCCTGAGATAAAAAAACTTAAACGTAAAACAAAAGTTCATAACTTACACGGAAATAAAATCTGGGATTCTTCTATGGTTATTATAGAGTCACTAGATGAAATAGACATTATTAATAATAAAATTTTAGATTTAGGTTGTGGTTGGGGTGCATTAACACATTACTTACAAAGTAAAGGTGCATATGCAGTAGGTATGGATGCTGACGAAAATGTTAAACCATACTTTGATTTAATGTCTAGCTTAATGAATGTAAAACCTAAATTTATTTTGCAAGATATTTTTTCTAAACCTTTGCCTTTAAATTTTGATACATATATAGCAGTAGATGTTTGTTTTTGGAATATACATACAGATTTATGGATTAATTTAATTAAATATTTAGATGATAATGATAAGCAACTAATTATGGTTGATCCTGGAAGAGAATCTTTTTGGGAATTATTAGATAAAATTTCTAATGGTATACACGATATTTGTTTTAATTATCAAAGATTACATATTGATAAACCTAAAAAAACAGATGCATATATAGTTATATTTGGAGAATAAAATGCCATTAAAAAAATCACAAAGAAGTTTAAAAAAATGGACAGGTCAAAAATGGACTACCGCTAGTGGTAAAAAATCATCTGAAACAGGTGAAGTATATGCTCCAAAAGCACAAATAGATAGATTAAAATCTACGCCAAAAGGTAGAAGAAAATTAGCAGCAGCTAATAGAAAAAAAAGAGCAGCAACTAGAGCAGGTAAACAACACGCAAAACATGGTTTGCATAAAGGCAAAAAAAGATAATGTATGAATATAATTGCACAGTTACTAGGGTTGTTGATGGCGATACTATTGATGTTGTTCTTGATCTTGGTTTTTCTGTTCTTCACAAGTGTCGTGTACG